GGCATGGCACTTGGTGGGTTCTCACACCCCCAAGATTTCACCTCACAAGGAGGTCTACGGTGTCCTAAATGTAGAAACACCTGTCTGACGCCTGTACGCACCTGCATGGTTTGCGACCACGTAGGTTGCTTGACGGCGTAGGCGACGTCCGGATAATTTGCTCCGGAACGTCGAGATCGGTTTAACCGTCTCAGTTATGAGAGGGTTAACCACCTGCTGCACCCCTAAAAGTACATCAATGTCTAAAGGGTGAAGACTAACAGCAGGGCCTCTAAGAATTGATCCATAATCTGGATTATACAGATCAGGGTCAGTTCCTCGCAGGACGAACCAAAGATAGGGCTCATGACGCGTCTCCTTTCGTTTGTCAGGCACTAGCCTGAGACACGAGAAGCGATAAACGCCATGTCCTATCGATATTGGCTTCGCAATCTGCGACACTTTCAGGAAATCGAAAGTGAGAGGGAGTGAAACTTTAATACCAGCGTCATCGGGGTAGTCGTATGGAACCACTTTGCAGTGGCAAACCAGGGACTCAACCTCGGCTACGAGGTACTGTAAAGTACACTCAATCTCGTACTCTGACCAGCGCATCAACAAACCGTTAATGTGCTTATAGAGTATAGCCTCGTAAACCTTGCGGCTCACGGTTGCCGACCCATTCCTGGGTTGGAAGGGGCGTACGTCCACACCGTGGTAGTAATCACCACCACAGGATTCTCGGAAATTGCCAGTGTGATAGGTCTTATCAAGATTAATCACAAAGCCAATCGCTTCAAAATGGGTAACAACTGCCTCATGCATATCGGTAACGTAAATCATATCGTCACCGTATACTGAGATAGTCATTCTATTGACCCGGCCATACTTGACCTGTTCAATAGCCTTAAGAAGCGCCAAGAATACTAACGTTTGGAGCGGAAAAGTGTACCCGATTCCCATTGTGCAGAAAGTTTCACTTTCTACAACGGTACCATCGGGGAGATTGACAGTTCCGATTCTTGATTGGCGAAGTACTTCAAACCAATCTTGAGGGAAAAGTCGTTCAACAAGTGCAACAGATATAGAATCTGAAGCACTTGACAGGTCAGCTGTAGCGCACTTACCGTGCTTACTAGCATGACGCGCTAGAATCCGGTGCTCCTCCTGGAGCCTACGGATGTCATAGCCTTTCCGTCGTAATCGTTTCCTGATCATCTCACCCAACCCAAAGCTCATGTACGAGCCAATGGTTGTATTGGGCATGATAGAACGAAAAGATTTAAACGTTTTTGGGACTAAGGTCAGTTTCAGGGAATCGGTCTCCTTGTAGATGGATCCTTTATTAGGATCACTGTCTAATTGCTTGCGAAAATATTCTTGAACGCAAGCGACTTGACTCATTTCTGAGTCAAACCAGGAGATTTGTTCACGGGACCCGGAAATAGGTAATTCCCAGCGCGCGGCTTCACAAGCCATACGTGCCGGCACACCCACCGAGGCCTTCCTTCCAAATCTACAGAGAAGTCGATGTTCTTCATCGCTGTACACGCCGAGAGTATCGGCAATGTAAATCGCAGCTAGATCGAGAACGCGTTGCGTACTAATTGGCAACGCGTCCAAGTCTATATTTGCGATCCGACTCTGAGTCTCGCGAAATGTCTGTAAAGACTTTTCGATTAACTCTTCGTCGCTATAGGTGTCACGAAGGAACCTATATCTCTTCAAAACCGATTGAATCTGGTACGTTGCCTTATATTCGGCGATAGACATACCATCAATTGGTTCAGGTAGCAACTCTCGAATCGCGGGGATATCTCCTGCTTTAACTGCAGCAAGGAGAGTACAGCAGTACCCCGGATCATTAAAAGTTGTTTGGAAGTCCCTGATCAGCGCAGCTACAAGTCGTAGCATAGCTGAGTCAGCAGAGAAGTTTTCTGCTCGATTTTTGGTCGTTTCCATAATATCCTCCAATGGTTTTAGTGAGGAACTTAGCCGGGGTTAAGACAAAGACCCGGTAGCCCAGAATGCATCCGTCGCTGAGGCTGTGAGAAGTTGAGCGCCAATTACATTTAGGCGTAGACACTCATCAGCTGTAAACGAAGGGTGCACCTCCCGTTCAACACGGATCGTATTGAAAACAATACGTCCGTTAGCAAGTTGGAAAGGCACAGCAAAGCTGATGCTTTTCTTATCCTTGCTAAATGAAGCGGTCTTGGCATCAAGCGTCGGCGGTTTAAATTTAACCGTCGCAGTACGCCGTGTCAGGTAGTCATCATCATTCGTGACTACAAGATGCAAGCCATTGGGTATGGATACGCCGTCATCGGCAAAATCCAGGGATGAGCCGCCAGCTACTGTTACAGTAGCGCCGGCGCCGTTCGAGAGAGCCATATTTTTCAGACTCATAGGATGTTCCTCCTTCATGTTTGTATCAGTGATGTATTTCCTTAAACAGAGCCATTAACGGCTTTTGTAAAAGGGCAATACTATCAACTGAGTGGAGTAAGGACATAGGTTTTCCTGTCCAAACCGGTGTGATCGGTACTGATGGGTTAGAGACTCGTTCATACCTCAGAGTTTTACGTTCTGAAGAACCGAATGAGCCTCCGTGATCGCGAGGATCCTCTTCGAGTTGTCTCGGAGTTTTACCACAGCTCAGCATAGTACCAGTAACTTTTCTGGTAGTTTCTGAGACCGTAGTCAACCAGGATCCACGCACGTCGATTCCGGGGACAGGCGTAATAGCCTGTATCCAGTCACCGACATTCACAAACCAATCAACAACGAACGAGTAAGGCACCGTTTCCCAAAAAGTCGCGGGAAGATCACTCGGGCGAACGCCCAGTGTCTTATCAAGACTTTTGAGAGCTGTATTAACCGTTTGGTCATACAGGACGCCTGCGGAGCAACGAACAGAAACTTTGGTCGTTGCCAAGCCACTTGTGCCCCAACTTTTGTATGGGACACCTTCGCTGGACCATGCTTTCGAACCACTTCGGTTTTCAGCAGCTCCAGCACGGCTAACCTTTCGCTTCCGAACTGCATTAGATGCGTCGGCTCTCGCCTTCACTTCTTTGCCGATGGATTCACAATCCATCAAGATCGGTTGCCAACCATACCGGTACTCGAGCCAGGCATCACTGCCTGCCCTCGCAACCTGTTTGGCTGTTTTTGCAGCACGTAGTCTTCTTTTCTTGCTAGCAATTATCTTGCAAGCAAGAACACGCGCTGACTTGTACGGTTCCTTGAACATTCCAATTGTCTTGTCCAAATCGGCCAAGATCTCCCCTGTGTTTATGGTGGACTTTTTCATTTCGGCATAAGCCTTAGTGATAACAGTCGCAGCCATTGACTCACCCGTTCTTATGGGTGGGACCACAGGTTCATGGAACTCAAGAAAGTGAGCAACGTCGCCCGTCATGTTGAAGAATGCACCTAGATGAAAATAGGTGATATCTCCACTAGCGAACGTACGTTCCTCACGCTCCAGTAGCACACCATCAATGATTATCTGCCCCTGCGCCGAGAGTTTCTCGAAGTTGGGATGCACACGATCTTCGATAGTGGATACCTTGCCAACAAAGTTGGCAGGCCAAACCTTAGTACGATATGCCCAGTAGTCGTCTGATGTTTCTATCATACGAGTCTCCTGGCGTTCGTCTTTGGTTCTGCTTCTGTAGCCTTGAGTCATAGGAACCTCCGGTTAGTAATCACGCATTGGTATGCGTGAATTAAAAGTCGCCCCGAAGGGGC